CTTGCGTCCGCGTTTAACGCTGCACGCGCAACCAATCAGACCGCTGCGCTAAACGAGTTCCTATCTTACGAACCAACAACAATGTCACCAGACAAAATGCTTCTCATTGAGTCCGCAAATTACAGCGCACTAGAAACTGGTGGACGCATCGGCAATGTGCCGCCATACCTGATCGGCGTTTCGACCGGCTCATATTCTTATCAGTCATCACAACAGGCGCGCATGGACTTGCTGTTCTTCGGTGTCAAACTTTACGCCGACGCAATAGCAGAAACATTGTCAATGAACAATGTGCTACCTAACGGCACATATGTCGCATTTGATTACGAGTCCTATCTCGAAGAGAACTATCTCGCAGACCAAATGGAAACACCAACAGCAGAAAACACGCAAGAGGAGATCGCAAGATAATGATCAGATTTACCGCCCCATCCGTCAGCATTGACGCAGCCGCAGGCGACGGCACACCATCACGAACCATCACAGGCATAGCAGTCCCATACGGCGTGCCAGCCACAGTCAGCGACGGCACACAAGTCGTCTTTGAGCAAGGCAGCTTGCCAGTTGAGGGCAAAGCCCCACGGCTTTACATGAACCACGACAGCAATCAGGCCATCGGCATTGTTACCGAACGCGTTGACACCCCAGAAGGCATGCTGTTCAGTGCCAAGATCAGCAAAACAGCCGCAGGCGACGAAGCTCTACAGCTTGCCCTTGACGGCGTATTGGACTCGGTATCGGTCGGCGTAAACCCAACAAAAAGCCGAGCCAACGATGACGGCTCAGTAACCGTGTTGGCTGCCGACTGGATCGAGTTGTCCATGGTGCCAGTCCCAGCGTTCGCTGGAGCGATCATCACCGACATCGCTGCAAGTATCCACCACGAACCCGAAGAGACCGACAATAATGAAATACAAGAACCCACAGAGGAGACAGAACCCATGTCCGAAGCAACACCAGTCATCGAGGCCACCATCCCAACGGCTTCACTTCCAGCAGTAGCCAAGCGCAAGTTTGATCTCCCAACCCCGGGCGAATACTTCGCTGCAATGCACATCGGCGGAGAAACATTCCGTAATGTTGCAGCCGCAACACAGGAATACATCAAGTCAAAGCAGACCGCTCTCGAAGCAGCCGCAGGCGATATCGCAACGACTGATACACCGGGTCTCTTGCCAGTTCCAGTCCTTGGGCCAGTGTTCCAAGACCTCAACTTTATCCGTCCAGTTGTGCAAGCAATCGGCGCACGCGCAATGCCAAACGGCGGAGCATCAAAGACTTTCGTTCGCCCAACCATCACAACGCACACAAGCGTTGCTGCACAATCAAGCGAACTTGCCGCAGCATCCGCAACAACCATGGTCATTGCTGCAAACACCGTCAGCAAAACCACGCTTGCTGGTCAAGTAACACTGTCCATCCAAGATGTCGATTTCACTGACCCAGCATCGTTGCAAATTATTCTCAACGACCTCGTTGGCGAATACATGCTTGCATCAGACAATGTTGCAGCAGACGCAATCACTGGTGGAGCAACCGCATCCGGCGCAACATGGACAGTCTCATCGACTGACCCAAGTTCACTGTTTAACGCGCTCTACACCGCCGCCTACAACATCCTCACCGCAACAAACTTTTTGCCAGACCACTTGTTTGTTGATCCCAATGTGTGGCTGTACTTGGGCAAGCAGCTTGATGCTGACAAGCGTCCAGTATTCCCATATGTCGGCGCAGCTGGCCTCATGGGCATGAACGCAGCAGGCACATCAAACATCACCCAAATGAACACATTTAACCCATTTGGTTTGAGCCTTGTTGCAGACAAAAACTTTGCAGCCTCAACGATGGTTGTTGCTCGCGCTCAAGCAATCGAGTTCTACGAGCAGATTCGTGGCTTGATGTCCGTAGAGTTGCCATCCACATTGGGTCGCAATTTCTCGTACGCAGGCTATGTTTCAACCTTCATTGCAGACAGCACCCAAGTCCAGTCAATTACAATCGCCTAGTCGAGAGCGGAGCATCCGCTCATGGCTACATACAGCGTCACATTTAAGTATCTGTTAGATGACTACGCCGTACTGCAATCTCTTACCCCCACGGAGATCGCAGTCGGCCAGTCAATAACAATCGGCTCAGTTGACGCAACTTTTAACGGCACATACATTGTCCGAGCTTTACCGCAGTATCTGTTTTTAGGCACAGACACTGAAGGCGATCTGCTTTATGACTTTGACATACCCATTGCCAATCAAGTGCTGTATGCCAAGACCGCAGACAATGTTGAGCGCATCGCTGCTACAGGCACGATTACCTATACGCAGACCTGCACTTGGGTGACTGCCGCGCAGCTTGTTACTTACCTTGGTGTGCAGATCACAAACCCATCGGACGATTACACGCTGATTACTCAGGCCGTATCGGCTGGCAACGACTTCGCATATCGTCGCCGTCAAGAGGCTGGCTACATCGACAGTCTCACAACTAGTCCGGGTGGGGATGCCACTCTCGGAACGCTCATGTACTGTGCAGCTCTCTGGCGCAGCCGTGGCTCGCTTGAGAACACCTTTGCATCCTTTGACGGAATGGGCACAGCGCCACAGCAGAGCCTCACACCAATCGTTAAACAGTTGCTTGGCATCGACAGGCCTGCCTGCGCCTAATGGCTTACACAGACGCTCTCAACGGGGCTATTGACAGCCTCACGACCACACTCACAGCGGTCTCTGGGCTCCGTGTTGTAAATGATGCCACCAAGATCGTCCCTAATTGCGTTTTCATAGATGCACCGTCCTTCACGACAGTCGCTGGCAATGGCAACATCATCCGCATGGACTTCCCGATCAAGGTCATCGGCTCAGGCCCAGCAGGCCTACCAGTCCTACGCAGCATCCTCGACATCGTTAGCAAAGTCCTACTCAGTCCGATCATCGTCATGGCAGGCCGCCCCAGCAACCTAGAAATCGGTGGGCAGCTCTTCCCGTGTTACGACCTTGACTGTGGCATACAAGCACAAAGCGCATAAGGAGAAACCATGTACACCATCATTAGCCCTCGCCTAGGTAACCCGGGCGATCAGTTCATCCCAGAGGAAGGTGTCAACATTGACGCACTGCTCGACGGCGGCCTGATATCCACCGACAGCGTAAAGAAATCATCTAAAGTCAAATCAGAACCCAAGGAGCAATAACATGGCTATCAGCAGCACCTACCTCTCTAACCCAAGCATCACGATCAACTCGGTTGACCTCAGCGATCAATGCACAAGCGCAGTCATCAACTATGTTGCTGAGCAGTTGGAAAACACGACCTTTAGCAACACTTCGCGCAGCTTCACATCGGGTCTGTACTCGAACACCGTTACCGTGACTCTCTACCAGAGCTACGCAGCAACCGAAACCGAAGCCAGCATCTACAGCCTCGTAGGCACGACCACGACGCTTGTACTGAAGCCAGCATCGGGCGCAGCATCAGCAACGAACCCGTCGTACACATTGACTGGCGCATACTTGTCTGCACATACACCGATCAATGCTTCTCTGGGTGAGCTGTCAACGATTGACCTGACTTTTTCTGGCGGAGTGCTAGCAAAAGCAGTCGCATGATCTCGCGGAATCAGCCGCGGAGAATTAGAACTAGCAAGACCGCACAAGCGGAGCCTTGCCCGACAAAGGAGAAACAATGAAAGTCAAACTATCTATCGACCTTGGCGACGGTAAGCCAGCACGCGAAATGGTAACCAACATGCTTGCCATCGTTGACTGGGAAAAAACAGAGAACCGCCGGTCAGCTGACGGCAAAGGCATCGGCTTCAGCGACATGTGCTGCTGGGCTTACACCCTTTGCAAACTTGCTGGAGACAAAGTGCCAGCCAACTGGCGCGAATGGGTAAACGAAAACCCTGACATGACCATCACACCTATCAATGAGGTAGCAGACGAGACCCCTTTCATCGAGGGACTTGGCGGCGAAGCCTCTGCGAAGTCCTAGCGTTAACAGGCTTCTGGCCAAAGGAGATCGAGTTCACTATGCGAGACCTGA